CGGCTGATCTCTACATCGTCACGCTTGATGACCGTGTCTGTTCTGACCTGTATCATTTTATGTTCTGATACGATCTCGATTTTGTCTTGTACTGTTTCTTCTGTTAGCATTTTTATCTCCTATGCTTGGACTGACTACCCAGTAATACAACTGGGGTGTTTATGCTGCGTGATAAGTTATTGTAAATCGCAGTTTTTTCCCTGAAAGGTTAGCATTTGTTAAGCTGCTTCCCCCCCTTTGCCTGAAAACAACCCCATTAGTATAGTTACACGCAGCCGTCAGAGTAATTGATGTGTTCCAATTTTGCTCTGTAACCACACCACCTGAGTGAGAGTTATTGGCTATACTTGTGAAGGGCAAAACAATACGGGCAGTGCTGGTATTAGCAGTGCTAGGCCATGTAATAATAGCAGAGGCAACAACTAAACGCCCTGTTTTAGTGTAAACATTGTCTTGAACAGTAAAACTTAACCCAGCCCCACTGCCATCTGAAATAGTCCAAGTTCCCTCCTCATAGATATCCAGCTTGTTTGCCGCACCAGTGCCGCCAAGGTAAACACCGCCTGAGAGCCATAGGTCTTGCCAACGTCCATCAGTAGTTCCTAAATCAATAGATCCGTTTGTGCTTGCGGAGTTGTCCCTTGGCAAAACAGAAGATGCTGCAAACATTAACCCGGTATGGTTAGCTTCTCCATCTATTGTAAAGCCGCCAGACTGTATCCCAATACTCCCCACCGCAGAGCCAGCAGAGTTGAACGAGATTAAACCACCAGCCCCATTATTCCTAACATTTAAAGGATTGGCCCCAGCCTTGGTAATAAGCACCTCGTTGTCTCGAATTTCGACACCTTCAGTCGCATAGTCGGAAGAGGTCTTACCCACTAAAAGCCTACCGCTGGCATCGAGGCGCATGGCTTGTGACCAAGTAATTGCAGCATCAGCAGTTCCAGAGGCCGCAGTATAAAAAATATGTTCCCCGTCTAGTTGTTCGTATCTAGTTGCAAAATCAGTGTTAATATATTCCCATCTACTGTTTACACTGTCATAATATGCGTTTGCCAACATATATGACATTGAGTCATTTGTTGATCCACCAAAAACAGCAGCGTCACCAATTTGCAAGACTCTGCCACCATAACCAGTAACCCAAGATTCTGGAGTAATTCCAATCCCAACCGACCCCGCTGATGAAATGCGCATGTATTCTGAGCGTGTCCCTGATGCGTCCTGTGAAAAAACTAAATCACCAGTAACTCCATTGTCCCTGAAAATCTCCCAAGGATTTCCCGCATTAGCATTACCATTGAGTGTGAGTGTTGTTCCTGAGCCAGCAGTCGATGAAGCCGCTTGGTTTTTTTGCAGAGTTAAAACACCTGATATGCTGGTGGCTCCAATCCCGACATTACCGCTGCTATTTGCGGTAATAATATCTCCAGTTCCATTAAGATGTAGCCTAAAACTACCATCAGAAACAGCCCTACTGTACCAAGGTTGATTGGAACCCTGTTGAATATAAAACTGATAATCGCTGCCAGTTAAGCCCAACCGCTCATTTGAAGCTGACCATTGCAACTTTGGCGTTGTGCCTTGATCCTCGTAAAAGCTGATGTCGCCTGTAGCACCGTCAAATAGAGCAAACTTTGTACCACTGCGTCTAATAATTAAATCGTTTGCAGCAGAAGAATGCGTAGAGCCATAAGCTACGATGTTTGCACCTACATTAGAGTTTGTACCGCCAGATAATGCTACGCTGCTTGTATCAATACTAGATCGGAATTTTCCACCAGTGTTGAGAAGAATGTCATCAGCCGTGACAGTGCCAGTTACATCCAGATTACCAGTCATGGTATCGCCAGCTACTTCAACATAACGTGCATCTGACTGTGCTTGCGTAAGGTGATCTGCTAGGACGAATGTACCGTAGGCTACGATGTCCACGATGTCATTAATTGCAGTGCCAGAGGCAAATGTTACAGATGTCCCGTTGGTAGCTGTTACGTCTGTACCCATAAGCTGCTTAACGCCGTTGAGGTATACGTCTATATAGCCAGCATCATAGGTAGCAGCGAAGACAGTCTGATTAGCATTAGCAACAATGTAAGTCTGTCTATCAGATGTACCATTGACCGCCGAACCCGCAGACTGCCATCCACCAGAACCATATACGTTCATAATATTGGTGGTGCTATTGAAGTACAAAGCACCAATAACCAGTGCATCACCATCATTATCTAATGTTGGCGCAGATGCTTTAGCCCCAAGGTAGCGGTCATCAAAGTCATCATATGAATTAGCGGCTGCTTGTTCACTCGCTAGAGCGGCAGAAGCAGAGTTTGCGGCTTCACCAGCTTTTGTAGTAGCAATCCCAGCCTGTGTTGTAGCTGTGGTTGCGGAGGTAGAAGCAGAGGTAGCTGAACCTAAGACACCGTCCACATAGCCCTTGGAACTGGCATCAGTTGAAGCCACAGGACTGGCAAGACCTGTGATCTTGTTATTGCCCATAGCAACTTCGCCAGACATCGTACCACCAGCCGTAGCCAATCGTGTGTCACGTTGTGCGTCTGTATAAGCCTTACTAGAAACATCCTGTGCCGCTGTCGGATCACCTACGCCAGTAATCTTATTAGTGGACATGGCGATAGCGCCTGTCATCGTGCCACCAGCTTTTGGAAGCTTAGTACCTATCGAAGTATTAAGAGTGTTAAAGGCATCATCATCGTCTGCCAGAGCCGCAGCTAATTCGTTTAAGGTATTAAGGCTATCTGGGGCGCTATCCACCAAGTTAGCTACCGCATTATCTACATCTATTTTTCGTGCTGCATCATTGTCATTGGTTGGGGCAGATAGGTTTGTAATGGTAGCCGCAGAGTTGGCGTCCATGTTGAGTGTACCGCTTATGGTCACATCATTAAAGCTGGAGGAGCCAGAACCTGCGGTTACGTTACCAGTTAAATCACCAGTGACATTCCCCGTTACAGTACCGCCCGACAAACTACCCGTAACATTGCCAGTTACGTTGCCTGTCAGTGCGCCAGTAATTCCACCAGAGGCTGTTAACGTAGTGAACGCACCGCTGGATGCTGTTGTTGCACCGACAGTAGCACCATCAATAGTACCGCCATCAATATTAACTGTAGCAAGAGTGGCCTGACCTGTAGATTGCAGCGTGGTAAACTTACCAGTGTTATGGCTAGAAGCACCAATAACAGTGCCATCAATAGCACCTGCATTGATGTCTACTGTCGCAAGTGTTGCAGTACCAGATGCATCTAGATCAGTGAACGATCCTGTGCTTGGAGTAGATGCACCAATAGTTGCCCCATCAACCGTACCACCATTAATATCGGCGGTGGCAGCTACAAGGCTTGTATTTGCATTCAGTGTAGTGAAAGTACCTGCGGCTGGAGTAGTAGTACCAATAGAAGTACTATCAATAGCACCAGAGTTTAGATCGATGGATGTAATTGTGGTTGTACCAGTGGCTGCTAGGTTAACCAGTGTAGTATCGCCAGTTACGCCCAGCGTAGAGCCAAGGGCTGTAGCCGCTGTTACATTAAGTGTACCGCCAATAGTAGCATTACCTGCGGCGGCAATACCAGCACTTAAGAAAAGGTCTTGGAAACGCACAGAGTTAGAGCCTAAGTCTACAGTATCTGTTGCCGCTGGTAGTACAGCATTACCGTTTTGTACTTGTAATAGTTCCCGCCAGACAGCCGCTCCGGTAGAACTCCCTACACAGATGTATATACGTCCGGTAGTCGTGTTTTCCCATAGAGAGCCGGGAGCAAAGCCTTCAGTATTGTCATTGGTAACCACGGGAGTTGTGGTGGCGTCCATTTTATTCTGACCGCCCATACCACCGTTTGCGGCTGGCAGAAAACCAGTTACAGACGTAGCTAGGTTAATCTTTGGTGCATCGCCTGTGCCACCTGTGTGAGTATGCCCACCAGTAGCGTTGAAAGCAGATTGCAATTGGTTAAATTCTGTATTTAGCGGAGGCGCTGTAATAGGCGAACCGTTAATAATACTACCAGTGGACTGTCGTGTGTAACCTGCCATCTGTTATCTTCTCCCTGCCGTGCTAAATTCAAAGACCATGCCCTGTATAGAGAACGGTTCTGTCTGACCTATCGTTACAAATGTTGCCTGTGCCGAAAAACCTGATCCTTGAATATCACTGGTCATGATTGGCTTTGATGAACCGCCGTACAGTACGTTGGTTGCGTTGTAGTCGATGTTTCGCCCACCGTACCTGGTGGGTGCGCCTGTAGATGCTTGGGAGTAGGTTGCTGGAGTAGAGGTAGCACCATCACCCCAATCATATGTCATACTTAAAAGCATCTCTAATGGGCCTTCAGCCCTTATAAAGGTATTAATCTTACGCATCGTTTTGCGTTGTTCTGTCTCCCCAAAATCTAGATAAGGGGTAGAGTAGATGGCTATAATGTCGCTACCGTTAAAATTAGTACCAAATTCTTGCTTATAAACTTTTCCGTCATAGTCGCCGTGTAAGATATTTTCAGTAGTTCCTACATATCCACTAGCCGTACAAGACGCCCGTATTCCTAGTAACTCGCCAAACTCCCAAGAAATTGCCCCTGTACTATTTGTAAGACCTCCAATAATCCCAAGACTTTCTGAGGCGGATACAGAGTCATCCCCAATGAAGTATCGGATTTGAGACTTGGATCGTATAACTACACCGTTGAGTGTATCCATATCACTGTTAGCGATTAGGTCTACTAGGGTGGCCTGGATAGGTTTAGATACAGTCTCTAATTCTACGTCACCTATGCGGGAAGTTCCGGCAACCGGACGAAAACCGTCAGGGCTTAGGAACATGAGATCACCACCGATCTCTAGTACACTATCCCGTGCCACGCATCCCACGTTAGCAGTTACCTGATCAGTAACAAAGGTGTTGGAGGCATCTACAGTAATCTTTTTAATACCGTTGTTGCCAAAGACAAACAAATCGTCACGAAAAGGCTTAATTTGTACTACATCAAACCCAGCGGCTATCTGCCCAGCACCAGAAGCTACAGTGAAATCATAAAAACCATCAGGGTCTGCGGTAGTCGTGGGAGCAGAATGAGATATAGAAGCCCCGAAGGCAGTATCCCCTGCTAAAAACAAAGTATTCTGAAATACATCTACTAAAGAGGGGGCATCCAGGCATTGGTCGCCGCCACCAGTAGAAGCCCCTGCGTCATGACTAGAGCCTGAAGTGTATCCACCAGCATTGGTAGACTTTAACTCTTCCCAGTGTACGCCATCAAATACAATAGCTGGGTTAACCCCATCCACAAAAACTATCTTATTACCTGCCCCAAAGTTAAAACTCACATGACGCAGCTTAGTAACTGTACGACCATTAAGGGTCATAGGTCTCGTTACTGAGTGATCTAAGGTATACTTACGCCATCCAATATAAGCAGTGTAATAATAGAAGCTATAATTACCGCCAGTAGCATCCTGTCTTGCAGCAATAATCTTAGTGGAGTTTGTTACATCGTCTTTAAATATGGCAATGCCAAGTACTTTACCTTGGCCTGTAGATGAACCTGATACAGTTACCTCACCATAGTCAGAATCGTATTCATCATACCCCTCAATACGCCTATAGCCCCCGAAGAGGCTAGGTTCATAATTAACTAGTCTAGTAGCCGACCCAGGATTATTGTCCGATAGATCTAGGTGGTTTTCATTGCTATTTAGCCCACCACTACAAATTAGTTTATAAGAGGTAACCTGATCAGCCATTAAAACTTAATCCGTGTGTCTCTAATCGAGACATTATTGTTTATGTACAGAGTTTGGAGATCCTTAATGCCCCGCTCAAACGCAATAAATGCTGCCTGGGCTGCTTCCATGTTATCTTTAAACATATACATATGATAAAGCGCACCATCGATTAAAACGGTGTCGTAGCTTTCGGGAATGCGGGTGACATCAGTTGCATTTGTGATGTCAGAATAATTCATAAAATATCGAAATTTTAAGGTGTACGCTTTGTTGGGTGATGGGCTTACGCCGTATCCATTGCCATGAGAAGGAAATACAAACTCAGGAATATCTCTACCCGTAACTCCTGCCGTGTAGTCTGCATCACGGTAATCAGAGTACCATTCATCTTGTTCAATGAATTTAAGGGTTTTAAATCCAGCCCCTAAATTATCATTTGCTTGGATTTGAAAACTGTTCCAATCAGCTACTTTAAAATATTGAGGCCAAGTATACTCTGTCTGTCCTACAATCAAAGTATCAGTTTCTTCCGCCGCATTAAAAGGCCAACCAAACTCTGCCTGATTGATCTTGGCTACTGCCGCCTTAACGGAGTCCTTAACAAGTGCCTGAACACCACGAACCGACCCAAAGTCGGCTTCCGCAATCTCCACCTCATTGAGGCGTCGAAGGGTTTGGTTACAAAGATCGATATAAGTAGATGGCATAATTTAACCTTAATTAAGTGAAGGGCGGGTACTTGACCCGCCCCCCAAGTAAGTGTTATGCGAGGTTATAGTTCGCTGTGAACAACGCCTCTGGGCGAAGTACCTTGCGTCCGTATAATTGCATGCCACGGACAACATCGCTGAAGGTATCTGGAGAACGGAATGTCTCCACCTTGGCGATTTGATCCGCTACTGCTACAGCACTATCGTGACCCGCAACCATAACACCGAAGTTAGTTTCGGAACCCGCTGCGGCGGCAGTGTCGAGGTTGCCAACGTAAGGCAAGTTGTTAGACACATAGATAGTAAAGTTACGGATCTTAGCTGGAAGCTTGCCGTTACGGATTTCATCCGAACCACCGAAATCAGCGTTAATCAGTTTGGAGTCTTCGTCCATAAGGATCTCTGCTAGAATTGGTGAGATTACGCAATACCTCCCATCAGTAGCTACGTTGGCCTCATCCATCTTACGATTGATGCGGTTTAAGATAGCTAGTGGTGAAGTGATTGCACCTGCTCCACCGCCAGCGGCGATTGGAATAGATGTTACTTCGCCAGCAACGCCCAAGTCAGAACCACCAAAATCAGTGATGTCTAGCTTGTTAGCCGCAAGCAATTCGTCAGTACCCGCATTTACGTTTGCGACAGATCCAGATGTGGTTGTATTCCGAACCCATGCGCCTGGTGTTTTCCAACCAGACATATAGCCAAGAACTTCCGCATCGAATGCGTCACGAAGATCATAGCCAGCACGATCACTTGCTAAGTCCATGAAATTTAAGTGAGAATGAGCAACTTCGATATCCGCCAGTGTGAACTGCCAGTAGTTCGCTTTGTCTACAACCATAGTAAACGAAGTATCTGTCAGATCTTGCGTTGCGAGTGTTGTGCCACGTTCCAGATTGTTGATAGTGATCGTTGGTTCACGGACGATGGTCACGGAATCTCCGTGGTTAGCGATCTCACCAGCGTAATCGGTGTTAGTCACAGCTTCGACTACAGAACTTTTCCTAAAAGCAAGCTGTGCTTTTTTACTGTAGAGGACGGGCGAGAAGCCGCCTGAGTTGAGGTTAGTATAACCTGATGCTTTTGCGAATGCCATTTTATGTACTCCTTTGGAATGGCGGGGCGAAATGCCCGAACAGACCCCGAAGAGGACAATTGAGTGGCAGTGATATATGAGGGTGCGAGTGCCTAATTAGTTGCAGCTAACAAGCAAACGGGCCTCACCACACTGGTGGACTAAACGTCTAAATTCTTGGGAATAAGCAGAAACAGAGGTAGACCTTGCGGTGGCTCTATTCTGTGTTTTAAGAGGTAAGCCTCTTAGAAAATATGTCTCATGGAAACGTATCTTCAAAGAGTTGTGGGTAGCAAGAATATCCCGCTACTCACGTTTATTATATCACTTAACTATTTACTTTGCAAGCTACCTTGCTGCGCCAGTTTGATCATAAACAAAACTTCCATTACGGACAGCCTCTTTTATGGCCTCTTCGTTCTTAACGAAATCTGCATCTGACATAGATGCGATCTGACTTTCAGAAAATGCGCCACGTTGGTTTGTACTAGGGGCAGAACTAGAGGTACGCCCTACTGCCTGTGCCGCTGATTTACTCTTACTCTTACGCTTGCCTGTATCCGCTTTATAGAGATCAATGGCACGGGAAGCTTCAACAGCGTTAGTGTTGTTCTTGTACAAAGCATCTTGAATGTACTGTGGTTGCATAGCTACCCATTCGTGAAAGGAAGAATCCTGCCGAATGTCGTGAAAATCGGGGTGCATCTTAACAAGCTGTTGTTCAGCTTCTTTGCGGGTGAGTTTATGCTCAAGCTGCTTTAGACCCGCCATCCGCTTCTCGCCCTCTTCCAGTGCCTCGTTTGCACGTTTTCGAGCAATTGAATCAACAATTTTAGCAACGTCAGGGTATTTTTTAGACCATTGGTCAATCTCTTCATCAGATTTAGGGAATTTGATTTGTCCCTTTGCGGCCTGTTCAAGTTGCGCCTTCATCTGGGCGACCTCTTGATCTTTTTGCTGCATCAACTGATGAGAATGCCGACGAAGATCCCCGTACCGTTTTTTGTACGTTGTATCTTCAGCATCAACTGGCTCTGAGCCACCTGACTGCACCTCTTGTTCTTTTGCTAACTCCTCAGAGTAAGAAAGACCATTATCGTCTTCATCTAAACGTCTGTATTTTGCCATTGTATTTTGCCTCATTGGGGGCCGCTCTGTGGCGGGTAGCCCTTTAGGACATGAACACCATTTTCGGTACGTTAATCATGCCTGGTAATTTGGATGTTGTGGGGTAGACCTCCTCGACTTCCTCATCTTCATCCATCATGTCATCCACCTCTACGGCAGCGACTTCGATCTCGACTTCCTCTGAAGGAACATCGTCTTCTGCTTCAGTAACCTCTTCAGGTTCTTCAGCTTCCTCTTCACCTGCGTATTGAATAAGCCCCATATCAAACATGCCCATAAGACCCATTTCAGCCTCGGACTGCATATCCATGATATGTTTAAGGCCATGCCATTTGACCACGTTAGCTGGGAGAACGTATTCACCCTCGCTAATCATTGCTTCTATATCGTCCCGCACATTCTCTGCGCTAGAACCAACTGGGATAGGATTACCTGATACGGGGTCTGACATCATGCCGCCACCACAGGAACCGTCACAGTCACCTCCGCAGCCACAAGGCATCCCGCCGTGGTACATTTTCATCTTTTCATCGTTCTCTGGATCATCCACGTTAGCTTTCTGAATAGCCTCTCCACGGGCCATCTCGTAATCGCTAAGTTCACCGTTCTTATCCAAATCGGCTTTCTTTTGATCTAGTTGAAATCTGTTATTAGCCATATCCAAACCTTCCTGTGTGGTGATGCCTTTTTGAGAGGTGGCAAGACCACCAAGTGCGTACTCTGGGGCATCGCCACCAAAGAAACCTACTACGTCATCTCTAATGTCCCCGGCATGAAACATTGCGTCTTTAATGCGTTCTTTTACTGAGACATCCGAACCATCCTGTGGGGAGTACATATCACTCTCGCCCGTGTAGAATTGTTGCTCTGTGAGGTCTGTGTTGAAGAGATTTTGGGAGCGCCACTTGGAATAATCTCTAGCCGTATCCTCATCCTCAAACATAGGTAGCTTCTCACCCGTGTACATATCGTAAGGGCCATTTTCGTCATAATAATCAAAAAGTTGATTTAAGTCGTATGGCTTACCATTAGTGGGGTCGATTGTGGGCGTAACTAGTATTGCGTCACCATACTCGAAAGTCCGTGTCTTTTCAGAATACGGCTCCTTATTTTCAGCGTTAGTCCACATGGGCTTGCCGTTACGGGTAGTTACCCCATCAACTTTTTTTGGTTCTGAAGCCATTATTCTGCACCCTTAATCACTTCGTCACGAAGCGTTTTAAATCGACGGAGTTCTGTGATTGCCCCCTGGACTTCTAAAATTCTCTGGGGGTCTTTTTGTTTTTCCAGAAGGTCACGAAGACCTTCAATTCTAGCTGCGGCGTAGTCGTGCAGTAGATCCATTTGCTCTTTGTTATTCACTAAAGGAAGCAATAGTCGGTAAAAGCTTTTATCCATTATTTACCTGTATTTTGAGGGACAGCTTTTGTGCCAAATTGGCGTATATAAGTCATGTCCTCTGCGTAAGCTTCAGCCCAACGGTTTTCTGTAAATGTTGCGAACAGAATGAGTTGGTCTACGTCTAAGCCTATGACTTGGGTTGATTCCTGTAATTCAGAAACTTCTTCACGCAAGCTTTCGATAATATAGGCTTGCTGAGACACCCACCAGATTGCACCACCGAACTGAATAGCCATAGCTAAAACCAAAGCTATAGGTAATTTTACGTTATTCATTGATCACCTCGAAACAGTATAGTGTGACATTGCTTGTGGTGACTAAAACAGAAGCCTTAGTCTTTTCTGCTTCACACTCTTTCTCAACTGGATACTGGCCTAGCTGGTAGTGGGTCACGTTGTTGTTGATTAGCTGGAAGAACATAAGTACCCACATTACTGTACAGGGCCTTGTGGGGCTGCATTAGGGGGTGCAGGTTGCTGCCCACCATTGTCTCCTCCACCTGAACCTGTGAAGCCTTCTGCTCCTGGTACGGGGGCCTCCCCTGGCGCTATGTTTCCGCCACCAGTACCTGTTGGGTCATTAGGGTTAGGTGGGCCACCTCCTGGGGGCGCTGGAGGGCCTTCAGGCTGCGGCATCATCGCTTGGATCTCTGCCATCATTTTAGCCTGTATAATGGCCTCACGTTGATCATTCAGGATCTTGTCTTCATCTAGATCCATCGAAGCTGCCAACTCACGCAGAACGTAGTCGTATTTAACAAATGGAGCCATCTGTTGGTTCTGCGTCATCTGCATAAACTGTAACAGACGCTGACTGCGGATTTCATTACGCATCAGGCTTTCCGTACCTTTTGCGATAACTTCCAGATCTCCGACAAATTCCTTACTAAAATTAAATTGCATGTTAAAACTGAATAACGCCTTACCTAACGGAGAAAGTAAGTAATCATCGATGTTTCGCACCACTGCTTTGATGTTAGCCTGTGCTGCACCCATCAGCATACTCATGCCAGACGCTGTACGTCCTACACCCATAACGCCCGTAGTACCGTGAGAGTAGCTAGGGATGCCTGTAGCCTCATCAGCAAGCTGACGTGATTTATCAAACATCATCATTAGTTCTTGGCTGACGTTAGGAAACTTGGTTCCAAAAATCGCCTGTCCTGGCGCACCCGCCTGACGCCGAAACACCTTGCCCGGGTACACACTTAGATCCTGACCAGGAACTAGGTTAGTCTCATCGATTTCAATCAGAAGGTTACCTGATAGCGCACCGTTATCTATCGCCATACGATAAAAACCGTTCATTAACAGTTGGGTATCTTCCATATTCTCTGCAACACCAATTCCAAAGAATGAGTATGGATTTAACTCATATGGTACGGCGTGGTAGGGAATACGGCTTGGTGTGAACGGATTCAGCACTAAACGCAGGATTTGCCCGTTACATACCCATATATTGACCTGTATTTCGTCCTGATCCTCATATTCTTCAGGTAGATCCAGATCGGCTTCTTCTGCCAATTCAGCGTCAATAACGCCCCAATATTCTAATACTTCGTAGCGATCTATCTGATCTGAACTAGCATTATCCTCTAAAGCATCTTCCCAATAGGCTCTGGTGTAGCTAGGGCCGTATTCAATGGCTAATTCAATGCTTTCATCACGGAAATGTGGACGTTTCTTTAATCCACGCAACTGAGAGCGGTTTAAACGATGCCGTTGTACAGTATACTCAGCTTCTGCCATATTTCTGGCGTCTGGATCAGGATAAAAGTCCCAAATACTTACAAACTCTACTTTAGGAATAGTTTCAAAGAGAGGATCGTACTCACCTTCGTCAGTCCAGCGTGGATATTCCTTATCGTGGGCGAATGGCCCTTTAATTAAACCGTGGCCCAGCAATGCACACTCAAATGCCATTGAACGTAGGTGCTTAGACGCCTGAGACTCCTCAAGCTGGTCATGCATACGCTTTTCCATCTTCTGGGCGGCAACTTTAGCAGGTTCAAACGTAATAGAACCAGGATTTGTGCCTGGGCCAGCCTCAAGTTCATCCTCAATCGGCTTTAACTTATCTGTATATACGCCTAACTCTTTAGCAATCTCTGGTCGCACAATATTACGGGGGACTTTGTAGTCCACGCCCGTCTTTTCTTTAACTTTTTCCGTTGTCAGGGAATTAGGATCAAAGTGTACAGCATCTGCCACGTTATTTGGGAATTTACGCTGCTCAATACCTAGCGGATACTTACCGCCAGCAAAAAGTACGTCCACAACCTGTGCATACGCCGCTAATACCTTAGTTTTTGTGATTTTTATAAACGCTTGGGACTTCTCAGTATCGGTAAACTGCACATCTGCACCGTATATACCTCGGTAATTGCGGTATGCGGTTAGCCAGCGGTCTTCATCTGTACGTCTATGATCTTTAGACCGCCGAAACTGTCCATCAATAAACGATACAACCCCAGAATACTCCGTATTCTCTTGCTCTACGTCACCATCTTCTTCCAAAGCCACTACACGATCCGTTTCGGTAGCGTCTTCCATGTTAGAATTTTCTGGTCTGTCCATTAAAGCCATATTTTAGTATCCAAATGCTGAATCTGATGGTCGGTAAGTACGTTGAGGTACGCCTCGGCCCATGTCGAAAGGTGAAAATGCCCTAGGTCGGCTCATTATTCCGTAGCGAACACTATCGTAGGCATGGTCGGTGGCGTATCTAGGATCGATGTCATCGCTACCCTTGGGATCAGACGGTATCGAAGGAAGATCCGCTATAATCTGTCGGCAAGTGTCAAAGAAAACTATTCCAGGTTGCTCGGTAACTTCGTCTACCTTTAAGCGTTGATGAAATTGGTTCTTACCAGCTACCCTTGCACCAGAAGATCTATCGCTAGGACGCCATCGGCATCCCATATTAATCATTTCCTCGGCAATGGATGGGCCTATCTGCCCTCTATTGTGCCAACATGAACTATCCAAGACACCGTAGTTAATCCTGTCGCCCATCTCAGCTTCCATAACAGCTACGGCTAGGTCTTTTCCTGTGTGCTTACTGAGATATAATTCCCGATAAACGATCAGAGTTTCGTAAGCAGGGTCTATTGCGAACCAGTGTACTGCACTCCACGAACTATATCCGTAATCCGCTGATCTAAATCGTACCCATTCAGATGGTATGTCGAAAGGTTCTACCACATGAACCGATTGTTTGAACTCTGGGAACGCAGCGCCATCCGCTACCGCCCAATCACCTTCTAATAATTGCCGCCTTTGGTTCTCTGGCAAAGATAGAAGATTTGCCTCATACGCCCCGTCTTCTGTTAGGTACGGGTTATCGTATAAACTCGCAGGAATGAACCTGCGGTAGAATAAAGGATCACCTGCCTTTTCATGTGTTTCGGGGTAAACAAGCGGTTTACCTGTTTCGAGGTCTTGCGCCACAAACTTTTTGTTTGCTGGAGCGGGATCTATAAACATCTTCTTGACCCACTGATGCCCAGGGCCTCCTGGGTTAGTAGTTGCCCTCATATAAGTAGGCAAATCTGGGTCTGTAGTACGAAGCCGTGATCTTAAATAATTGAAGCTATACGGAGTGGAATATTGGGTTAGTTCGTCTACCGCAATGTAGCTAAACGACTGACCTTGGTAACGCATGACATCTTCGTCACGCTCAAGATATGTCATCCATAATCTTGCTCCCGAAGGAAACGTCCATTGGCTTTTCTTTTCCTGCCATTTCGCTCCTGGGTACGCTTTCGGATAGAGTTCCTGTGACTTGAAAACCAATTCACGCAATTCATCGTTTGTGCGGCGAAGGATGAGTCCTGAGAATGCAGGATTTGAAAAATAACGCAGGGGATCTGCGAGTAGAGCGTAGCTTTTGCCGCCTCCTGCCGCTCCCCCGAACAAGACTTCTCTCTCTGGCGCTGCAAGGAAGTCGGTCTGTGGCCCTGGATTTGGGGCGAATACAACTTCTTGGGTTTGCTTTTGTGTGGCGATAGAGCCAAAGTCGAGTGTGTCCGAAACCGTGGTGTCTTCATCAGGGCCTTCAAGTTTTGCCAGCTTCTTTTCGGTCATGGTCAGAACACGCTTTGCATCTGACTTCTTACGCTTAACCGCAGCTAACTTCTTTTCGTCGTGCGTCTTAGGACGGGTTTTCCTACGTTGTTTGGCTAACTTATTTAATCGTTTTGAATCCGGCCTACGCTCTTTCCAGATGTTAATTATGCCTTGGTGGCTTATCTTAACCCCTGTCTTATCACTCAGCCAATCTGACACCCTGCGACTTGAATGTCCTTCTTCCAATCCATCTAGGGCTTCTTCTACCAACTTCACCATTTCTGGGTCAGGTACAGCTACTAGTGGATCGTCAGGGCTTTCAGCATATGCATAGGGAAGCTTGGCGGTAGAATTTACACGTTTCTTATTCTGCCACATCCTGTTTCGGAGGTAAGATAAACATACCGCCGCCTGTATTGCTTACTTCTATCTGTTCTTTTTTCACTAGCCCAGATCGATCTAGAACTTCCCGTGCCGCTGAAATGGCGTTTCGTGCGCCTAGGGAACTAGGATCTTCTAGTACGTTAATAATTCCATACGCCGCTTTCGGTGCATTCATAGCCAACATCAGGGAGGCACGTTCTACAATCTCATCTTTAAGTGGGTTAACCACGTCAGATAGCCTTGTAGTAGAAGCGTAACCTGCAATGTTCATGGCAGCACGGATATTGCCCTGGGCCTCGCCCATAAGACAATCTAGGAAAGCTTGTTGCTTTTCTGAATATTCTTTCTCTATGCTGCTCATCCCATTGTCCTCATGTATACGAACCCAGCGCCTATAGATGCTGTAAACACTATCCACCAAATCCGTTCAAAGAATTGTAGCTTGTGGCCTCTAGACGCAGTGATCTGGTCTAGCTTAACGATGCGATCCCACATTGCTTTCTGTTGATCGTCGATATTGTCCATCCGCTTAAAAACAGTAATCATACGCTCCTCCATTCGGGCGAGAGTAACGACTGCGTTTGAAAGTGCGTCCAATTTATCCTCAATTCTAGTGAGGCGATCTTCTGTCACGGCTAGGCCTTCTTTTTCTTCTTTTTGGGCCAGCCAGCCTTCATATCTTTGTAGGCTTTATCGCTTACAGTGCTGTTCTTTTTTGAGCGAGAAGTACCATCCTTCTTACGCTTGTTCATATTTTTTACTAAAGACATTAGATCACCAATTTTTACATGACCAATACCGGGCCGTTAGTTTTGATTTAGCCGTGTCGCACTTATGTCTGGCACGGAATGATTTTCGGCGTTTAGGATTGCTCTTCTTAATTTTCATGTCAGGGTCGCCATATCTGACGATCTTTTCCTTGCCGTCCTCACATGCCTTAACAACAAACTTCTTAGGCCCGTCTGGTGTGCGGCGGGGCTTGTTGCACTTCATCTTAGATTTATCGATCTTTGCCATGCTGACTTCACATCTTATAAATATAGAAAAGGTATGCACCGCCCACTGCCGTACCCAAGATAACCAAAACACCTATGAATATAGAAACAGCTTCAATTAACTCTTCCCTGTCCTTTTGGCGCTGTCTCTCTGCCTCTTTACGGGCTTTACGGGCCTGTCCCTGATATTCCACCCAACTGTCGTATAATCCAGGGCGTCCATACAGCCGCATATGAGACTCAAGCTGTCGGCGTTGTTCTTTTATTTTGTCTAGGGCGAGGAAGCTTTCAAAATCGTCAGTGTCCTTTCCCAGAACCTTATTAAAGATAGACTTCTTATCGCCGTCAGCTTTGTCCTTAATCTTATCCTCGGCAGACAGAAAATCACTTATAGACTTTCCGCATTGCGCTAATTCTCTTCCATTCTGTACGGCTGATTTAATAACCCCGAAGGCAGCATTAGCCATCGCAATCTCTGCAAGCATGGCTCCCCCCCGAAGTATGCTAGATGTTCTGTCCCTCTATTCGGAAGCAGTAGGGCTTGGTCACCATTTGCAGTCTGTTCGCTGCGTATTTAGCAATAGTGAACATTTCTTCTGCACACTCTTTTCGAGTGGCATAAAAAGTATTCGGCTTCATCTGTACGTCACAACTGGACACGTTGGTCACGGACATACAGAGAAGTAATACCCCGACAAACATTACTTCTTCTTTTTAGAAGCCATGCCGCCGTAGCTGTAACCAGGCTTCTTTTTCATAGCCATGCCACCGCCCATCATCTTAACCTTTGCAGATTTACCCGCAGGAGGATTAGACGCACCGCACTTCGCTTTAGTCATCTTCATGTTTCTTGTCCCTATCGATATAGTGATCTACTTTTTCAACTGTCGTTGCAGCTTCATCAAAACCAAAGAATTCGTCATACCCACGAAATATAAGGTTTTCATCCTGGGCTTGGCGGGTAGAGATTAATCCCTCAGATAGGAGATAATCTCTGACCTGCTCTAGACTAAGCTTCTTGCCTGTGGCTTGAAGAATGGCGGCACGAATGTATATGAGGTTTACCAAGGGTTTCCTTACTAGGAACTAACCCAATGCTTGTATTGTAACATTAGTTAGAACCTATAGTCAATACCATAACAAATAAATTAGCTATGGTTTGTTTTTAGGGTAGACAAGTCTGAAAATCTTGGTATACTAAAGTAGTTACGCCCCCCGGTATATATATAACATACCTATGGTTTAAATACTTTATGGTGAATCTCACC